CGTCCCCGTACACGACGCTCACCGAGCTATGGCAGATCAAGACCGGCCTCGTCGCCGAGGATCCGTCCAACTGGGCGCAGCAGCGCGGCAAGGACCTCGAGGCAGTCGCGCGTATCGCCTACACGATGGAGACCGGCCTTGCGCCAGTCCCGACGCTGGCCGTCCATTCGGAGCACGAATGGCTCCGCGCATCCCTCGATGGCTACGACCTCGACACCAAGACGCCCGTCGAAATCAAATGGGTTGGCCGCGCGATGCACAACGAGGCCAAGGAAGGGACCGTCCCATTCGAGTATTGGGCTCAAGCGCAGCATATCCTGATGGTCCTCGGGTCCAAGGTGCTCCATTACTGGAGCTTCGACGGCGAAGATGGCGTGCTGGTGCCGGTTGAGCCCGACGCCGCGTACCAGGCTGAGTTATTCGAGAAGGAGCGCGCGTTCTGGTGGAATGTCGTTAACCGCACGCCGCCCGAAATCCCGACCTATCAGGGCAGTGTCGAGATCTCCGAGCTCGCGCTGCTGGCGATCGCGGCTGAGTATGCCACGCTAACGCTGGAGGCCGGCCGCATAGAGCGCGAGACGAAGAAGCTCAAGGCGAAGCTGCTTGCGGTATGCACCGGCGCGACAAACCAGATCGGGCCGCTGACTATCACGCGCACGCGCGGCCGCATGACGCTGGATCAGAAGGCGCTGGAGGCCGCTGGCGTGAACCTTGCGCCATACCGGAAGCGCGGCGAAGATTACTGGACGATCAAGGAAGCGAAGGATTAGCTCGCCGCCGCAACCTTTGTCGGCGACCTCTTTTCATCAGAACTCCACGATTAGCGGGTGATCTACCAGCGTCACTGGCACCGAGCTCACGTTCGCCAGCGTCGTTATCGGGGCCGCCCCAATCGTCGGATCGTAGATGCGCACGTTCGGGCGTACCGAACCCAGATTCACCGTAACTGGCGTCGAGGTCTGACTGGCGAATGCTTCGCCCCAAACCGCCAACTCGTAAGTGCCATTGCTCTTTTGCAAGAGCAGGCTGTAGCCGGTCGCCGGCAAGCCGGTGATGGAGTAAGACACCGGCACTAGCGTAAAAGCCGACGATGTATCGGCGAGAATCGTCGTCATATTATGGGTGTAGATGCCTAGCGCGGTCGCATTGCCCGCGTCGCCCTCGTCGCCATTGGTGTTGAAGAATGCGCCACCCTGCGACCCCTCGTTGAAGAGCAAATAGACGAACGTGTTGGCGAATCCCATCCGCGCCGCCTGCAGGTACAGATCGACGATCATCTTCCCTTGCAGCGTAGTCTGTGTGGGGCTCGGGAAGAAGTTAGTCTCGGTGGTGACCTTCGGCATGAAGTTCTGCGAATTGGCCGCCTCGCATGGAACCGCGGCGGGAAACCCGTGCGCCCAGGTCGCGCCAGTGTATTCGTTGCACAAGTCCCACAGCCCCGCGTAGGGGCCGCTGCGCGCGACGGACTCTGCATACCACACATGATTATCGATTGGCGTGTTGCTGGACGCGCCATTGCCGCTTAGATAATTGTGCGTGTTGGCGACGTCGGCGAACTGCGTTCCGACAGGGAGCGGGACGTTCGCACCGGGCGGTATCGTCAGCCATTGCAGGTCCTCGTTCTCGGTCTGCGCGCCCACGTTGGTCTGACCCCAAACCTGCTTACCCGCCAGCAACGGGTCGGTATGCACCAGTTGGTAGAGATCGCGCTGATACTGAGCGCAGGCGAACCACGAACCGCCAAAGGGTCCGCATTGGTTGCCGAGGTAGTGAAAGCTGAAATTGTTGGGCTCGTTCGGACCCTCGGCCGCGAGCATCGCGCCACAGATCGCGAGCTGCTCGTACATCGCCTTGGTATCCGCGATATTGTTCGGGTCGGCGTCAACGATCGGCAACTCATCCACCATCGCGCCCGTGGCAGCGTGGACCGCGCACAGACTGGCTACAGAGCCAGCGCCCGAGGTGTTATGCGTGGCGTCATCGCGGATATTGCGCAGTCCCGTGTAGGCCAATCCGTTGATGACCGCGTTCGTGGTCTCATGCCCCTGGATGATGTGGGTGTCGGCGCCCATCGTGTTCAAGAAATCGTTGGCCTTCATCGGCGCACCCAAGGGTACTGGCGTCGGCGTGGCGACAGGGGTCGGGGTGGGGCTGGGAATGGGCGAAGGCGTAACAGTCGGCGTCGGCGTGGCGATCGGGGTGGGCGTAGCGGGGCCGGATTTGCAACTAACCGTGACCGATTGCCCAGCGCGGAGGTTCACGCCAGGAACCGGAGCGGCGTGCGCCCTAGACGCCGCCGCGATTACCGCTGGTACGAAAAATAACCAAAAAAATGTACGTTTCATAATTGAGTGGAATGGCGCGTCGGCTAGCTCGCCGCCGCGACCTTGCCTGCCACGCCGACGCCCAGCGCCGTCATCTGTTGCATCACGGCGATCGGGTCCCATCCGTTCGTCACGCTCACGGTAACGCCCTTGCCGTCCTGCGTCGGCTGGCAGGTCGCCGAGACCGAGCCGGTAGAGCCGCCGAACGGCGCGCGATAGACCGCGCTGGCCGGCGCCTGTCCTTGGACGGCAGGGCACGGCGCGGTCAGCGTCAGCTCCGACATTCCTACATTCGGGACGTTCGGGAGCCCTTGGAGTCCCGGCTGCATCCCGCCCATGTTGGCGCAGCCTGCGAGCGCGAGCGCGATTAGTGCGATTGCGATTCGTTTCATTCTTTTTCCTCCGCGGCCTTTGCGATTATCTCGTCCAAGTCGAACACGCCGTTGTAACGGCGCTGGTCTGCCATGCGCTCGAAAAACTCCACACCAAGGCGCTTGTAACCGTCTTCCAGTTTGCGGGCCGATTCTTCGGTCATCACGGCACCTTTACCGGCTGCGTCGTCACATAGCGCAGCATGAGGTTAAGCGCGCCCGTTACCAGTAGCTGGGTATCCGGCGCGATGATCTGACGGCCCATCGCCCACTGCGCCCAGAGGAGTCCGATCGACGCAGCGTTGAAAAGGAACGTTTTGGACCTGAAGATGGATTTCGCTTCGTTCACGGCTTGTGACTCGTCGGCTCCAAGGGCCGATAGCTATCGACGTTCCATTCCTTGTAAGCCTTCTCGATGTGCTTCGCGCAGACGGGCGTTTCTTTCGGGCGACCCCAGACGCCATGCCCTGAGACCTGGTACAGGCGCTCCTCGGAGCCGCACGGCTGCTTCGGGCCATCCGGCTTGACCCGCTCGCGATAACCGCAGCTAGGCCGCTTCTCCGGCTTTTCGTCGTTCATATCAGCCCCGCTCCCCACGCATCCGCGACTCGCTGAACGCGCGCCTGTAAGCCGTGAAAGTAGTAATCGCCCGCGGAATGCTTCGCGACATAAAAGACTCGCTGGGCGAGTAGCAGCGCATCTGCCACGTCTTTGCTCCCGTAGGCCTTCACCGCCGCCAGAGTTGAGGGGCCTATCTCGCCATCAGGAAGCACGCCCACGATACATTGCAGCGCTTCGACGGAGCCGCGCTCGCTGCTCACTACGAATTGGAAGAAGATGGAATCGGCGGGCTCCGGCAGGTCGCCGCAATGGAAGGCGTCCCAATACTGCGCCTTGTAGTAGTTGGCGATGTCGCCTTCGCTGGGGGGCCACGGCGCGCCCGGATTCGCCTTGAGGTACAAATCCTTACGCACGCCCATCATGGTTTCGCCGCCCGGATCGTGCGGATTGTTGACGAAGCCGCCTTCGAGCTTCTTGAGCAGGACTAACGCTTTACTGAATCCCATCTGAGTCCGCCTCCCCACGTCCACAACCAGAGAATATAAGTCGCCGCGCTCGCTCGCTCCGCCGTCATCGATGCTGCTGCATTCCCTTGTGATCGCGCGGCACATAAGGGTGCGTCGCCGTCTGGTTATCCATGAGCCATTGCTGGATCTGGATTTCGTCGTCCTGCAGGTCCGAGATGCGTTGCTGCAGGTCAAGCTCAGTGACCGATACGTTCTTCAGGGTTTCAGTGAGCTGAACATTGAGCTGCGCCTGCAGCTTGCGGTCGGTCTCGGCGCTCGCCTTGGACTCGAAGGGCGCATTCTGCACGACAAACCACAGCGTCCCGGCTACCAGGCCGATGATGACGAGCAGGCCGACTAGCCCTAGCTGCAAATCGACTCGCGCGTCATTCAGCACCTTCATTATCCCGCTTGTCATTATACACCCTTTTGCTCATAAAGTGTCACTATCTGCTAACTGCCAGTCAGCAGATCAGTTGCCGTCGCAGTGATACATAAAGGCCGCGCCCGAGGTCAGGCCGGTCACGGTAAAGCCCGAAGTAGAAGGCGCGCCCACGGTTGGAATCGAGCCCGACTGCGGAACGACCGTGCAGGTCGGCGCATTGTTCTTCGTCGATTTGAAGTTCACGGTACAGGCCGTCGCGCCGGTCGCCGTCACCGTCCCGCTCCAATCGTTCGAGCCGTTCGCCACGGTTCCCGTGCCGCACGTCGCGACGCTCGGTTTCCAGAAGGAATCCACCGCGCCCGCGCTCGAATAAAGATTGTTCGAGAATAGGTCGCCCGCAAGCTGCGACACGCTCCCCGATCCGTTCAGCGCCGCGTTAAAGGCGCCGTTTAGCTGGTTTCCTTGAAAAGACAGGTTCGTGGTGTGAGTGAAAAAGGCGTTATTGAAGCCGCTGATCAGGGTCGCGCCGTCAACCGTGTTGCCGGGGCAGTTCGCCGAAGTGCAGTCGAAGTTGATCGCGTAATCGCCGCCAGACGCGATCGAAGTGAAGGAGCCACCGACGATGTTTGTAAATTCGCAGTAGGGCGAGCAGAAGAACGTCGGGATGGTGGTGCCCGTCGCCGACGAGGCGATCACGCCGACGATATTGGTGTGAGTAACCTTGGTGCTGCTGCTGGCCGATTCGAGCCAGATAACCGGCCCGGCCGCATTTCCAGACGCGCAGGTCTGATTCGCGATAACGCCGGTTATCGTATTGTTGATCGCGCTGGTGTCGGCCGCCCACACGCCCAGAAGCATCGCGCCGGACGCCGCGCCGCACATCGACACCGCGCCGCCGGTGATATTCGAGATGATCGCGTCCTTGAGCAGTTCGCCCGCCTTGCCCGACGCTGCCGCAGTCTGGGTGACGCGATTGTTCGAGAGGACACAGCCGACATTGATCGAGCTGGCGACGTCGGAGCCGCACTCGATCCCGGTATCGGCGAAATTCGTAACCTCGTTGTCGTCGATGATGCAGTCGGTGACGGGCTGGTTGCCCGCGCCGTGGCAGTAGAGGCCGTTGCCGAATTGAGTTCCGCGCACGATATTATGGTGCATTCGCACACGGCTGGTCGCCGCGCTGACGCTCTGGAAGATCGCCCCGGTGCCCCAGACGTTATCCATCTCGGAATCATCGACGCTCGAATCCTGGCAGCCATCGCAGGCTATCCCTTCCGCTACCCAATTGAGATTATCGACAATTTTGACGTGTTCGACCTGGTACTTTTGCGCCTGAAATCCGAAGATCGCGCCATTGACGCGGCCGCCTAGCTGGATCGTCACGCCGCTCGCCGTGCCGGTTTCCGCCTGACTCAAGATGACCGTGGTGCCATTCGTCACCGATGAGATCGTGGTGTTCGCCGGAATGTTATTTCCCGAGACGGAGATCCCGACGTCCGCCGAAGTGAACGCCGCCGTCGCGCTGGTCAGGGTCGTGGTGGTGTTTTCGACACCGTCGGCGAAGGTGCGGCCGGTAACTGTGATCCCCGCGCTTACGTCGATCGCGAGGTCTTGAATCGTGACGCCTTGCGCGCCATTGGCCGGCTGGAGGAACTGACTATTCGTAACCCAAGTGCCGGTCGGCTTGATGACCGTGCTGTAGCCGTTGCCGTAAACTTTGCAGCCGGTCGGAATCAGTAGTGCGCCGCCCGTGCCGGAGCCGGTCGCCGTGATCTTGTAGGACGAAGCAGGCGTCGGCAGATAGACCACGCCGAACGGCGCGACGCAGGCCGTGAGCGCCGCTTGCAGCGCGGCGGTATCATCCGTCGTGCCGTCGCCCTTGGCCCCATAGTCGGTCTTTACGTTCAGGACATAGTTGACGAGGTTGTTGATTCCCGCCGCGTTATTCGTGCCGCCCTTGCCGTCGAGCGCCCAGCTCGGCGCGGCGAAGGCCAGCAGGCCCAGAAACAGAATCGCAAGGCTCTTTGCGCGCATTTAGAAAGCTCCTATCGAAGTCATTGTACCAACCAGATTGGGCACACCGGCGCTCAGTAGCGGACTACCGCCCGTCAAATTGAAATTATTTGCTCCGTAGTTCACGTAGAGCGGGTCGATGTTGATCAGATCGCCGGTGTTCGAGCATGAGAAGTTCGAGTAAGTCCCGCGCGGGATGTGGCCACCGCAGTCGTTATGATTGCTGGAGAGATGCACCAGCGAATTGACCTTGGCGCCTCCCGGACCTTCGAGGATGGTATTGATAACCGCCGTGGTAGAGTCCTCGTTCAGCCCGCAGCCCGAGCCGGGCGCCTCGCAATCGCTCTCAAAGAAGGGATAGATCGCCGCGTTCAGGGTGTCATTGTAAACGCGCGTGGTCTGGAAACAGTGCGCGTGGGTACAGGTCGTGTCGGACGAGATCTGGAGCCCGAGCGCCGACCCGTAAGTCACATTCCGGCTTACCGTGGCGTCGGAGTTGGCGTTGAAGCTGTTCGCGATATAGATGGCCGCAGAGCAAGCTCCGGTCGGACAGGAGGTCGCGCCCGTGGTGATGACGTTTGAATCGACGAGGCCGCCGACTGGCCCCTTCATATCGATGCAGTTGTGGACGCAGCCGGGGCCGACCACGTTCCCCTGCACCACAGGACCACCGCCATCATAATGCACCTGCAGGCAGTTATGACCGCCGCAGTTGTAAACCATGTCCTTGAGGAACTGGAAGCCGTCCGCGCCCGTGCCCGAGGAGAAGTCCTCGCCGTCGAGCTGGTTATTGTAGCCGCGATCGTCGCACGGTCCCGCCTTAACCGGAGTGTTGGTGCAATGCGTATCGCTCGATGAGATCGGCCCTTGGGTCGCGCCGATATAAGCGCCCGGTCCGGTGTTATGGACGATCGAGTTCCTGACGATGATCCCCGGCATTCCGCCCGCCGTGGTCTGGAAGCTGATTCCCATCAAGGTCGCGTTGCGACACTCGATCCCGTCGATGGTGATATATTTCGCGGTCGTTCCGTGCGCGACGATGCAGAATTGCTGCACGCCGTTCTCATCGAGGATCGGCAGCGCGCCCGTGCTGTAGTTCCCGATGATGATCGGATGGCCGGAAGTGCCTTGGAGTTTGGTGATCGTGAACTGCTCTTGCGACCAGGTATCGCCGCGCTTGAGCAGGATCTGCGTATCCGCCGCGAGGCTGGCCTGCTTGTTCATGGCCGCCGTCAGGGTGCAGAGCGGCGAGCCGATGCTGCCCGCGCCACCGTCCGCCGTGCCGCAGGCGCCGGTCGGCGTTGCGTTGCGGTTGTAGCCGACCTGATTGGAGTCCACGTAAATCAGCGCTACCGGGGTCGGCGTGGCGGTCGGCGTCGGAGTCGGCGTCGGGGTCGGGGCCGGAGTTGGCGTCGGCGTATTCGAGACCGTCACCGTGGCCGAAGCGGAGCCGAGCAGGGCGCCGCCGACCGCGTAAGCGTTGGTCGAAACGGTGTGCGCGCCGTTCGGAGTCGTGGTCGTATTCCACAGATAGGTGTACGGCGGCGATGACGCGAGATAGCCGCCGTCGATGTACCAGTTGACCCATGAGACCGTTCCACTGATCGTGTCGGTGATATTCGTCGCGCCCGCGACCGTGCTCCCCGCGATTGGCGCCGTCAGCGATACATTGGGCGTCGGCGTCGCCGTAGGAGTGGGCGAAGCCGTGGGCGTCGGGGTTGGCGTCGGGGTCGGCGTCGGCGCGGTCGGCGTCGGTGCTGGCGTCGCCGTGGGGCTGGGCGTGGGCGTCGGGGTTGGTGTTGGAGTCGGCGTCGGCGGCGTCACGGTCGCCGCGGGCGTCACGCTTGGAGTAGGAGTCGGAGTTGGCGTAGGGGTAGGCGTGGGCGCCGTGGGAGTCGGAGAAGGCGTCGGCGTCGCCGTGCGCGGACACGGGCACGCGCCCGAGCCGGACAAGCCAGCCTGCGCGTGCGGCAGACAAAGCAGCAGGAAGGCCAGCGCGACCGCGAAGACGGCTACGTGCTTCACGGCGTCACCACCAGATAGCCGTGTAGGAACAGCCAGAGGATCGGCAGGTCAACCAACACGGCGATCAGGATCGCGAAGGCCTCGCGCTTGCTCATCCGGGCAGTCCTAGCGTGTAGCTGTCGAGGAAGACGTTTCCCGGATCGCGATAGTCCCAGTTGTAAACGTCGCAGACGTTCCCGGTCGCCGTCGAAGTCGGCAGCGAGCCGTGGATCGCGTTCCCCACTCCGTTGACCCAACCCGGCTGAAAATTGTTCAGGTTGAAGGTCTGCCCGCTGTGAGAGCCGGTAGCAGCCGCATTCAGCACCGCCGTGGTGCCATTCGTCACCGAGGCGATGTAGTCATTCGCCGGAATGTCCGCGCTGCCCGTCACCGGGCGCCCTTTATCAGCAGCCGTGAAAGCCGCCGTCGCACTCGTGATCGTGGTAGTCGTGTTGGTCACACCATCGGCGACCGAGCGGCTGCCGGTATAGCAGACATAGGCCTTGAGGAATTGGCTCTGGTAGTTCGGCCCGCTCTGCGCGATGCCCGCGGGCAGCACCAGCGGCGTGCTCGGTGTCGCGCCGTTCGAGTTGAGCGTGACGATGTGCTTCGAGTCGCCGATCGCGGGCAGAATCAGCGCCGTCGAAGCGGCTACGGTGTACTTATAAACGGGGTCGATTCCCGGCTGCTTGATCCAGTTAAGGAAGCCCGCATTCGCGAAGGCCACGCCCGTTGGGTTGATCGTCGCTGAGAGCAGCGTCGGACTCACCGGCGCGCCATTGGTGAAGTCGATGATCTCCGGCATCGCGCCGACGGTCTGGAAGATGGTCCCCTCGAACAACGACCCCTGCCCGCCGTTGTCTTGGAGGATATGGACGCCGTTGGTTCCGGGCGCGAGCAGACCTCCCTTAAAGACCGTTGTATTTTGCGGGGAGTTGAGGAGAGCGGCCGCAACCATCACGGTGTTGGCGGCCTCCTGATCCATGTAGAAATCGTCATAGACGCCCGATGACTGGTTACTGATGAGACCGTAGCGCAGGCCGCCGCGATCGGTGCATTTAGTATCGATGTCGTGATGGTAGGCGCCACCGCCGCCCTGATTCACGACACACGCGCCGTCGGTCTGGTCGACGCGAGTATTGTTTATGGTCGAGTCATTCCACGCGGAATTGAGGTTAAGCGCGACGTGGCCTGCGTTGCTGTTCCAACCGTCAATCTTTGAGAAAAAATCTCCAGTGAACATCCCCGACTGGTAGTTCGCGCCCGTCACGCTAAAGCAACTGACATTGCTCCAGGTAGAACCTACCGCATTCACTGCGTAGAGGCCGTCCACGAGTTTCTGTTGGTCGGTCGAACTAGATTGATTGGAGCAAAGATTGAGGTCGTGGACATATCCGTTGGCAACCTGGGCCCCATTGCTGCCAAGGATCGGAAAGTAAATGGCCGCCGTCCATCCGTCGGCTCGGCCATATTGCGTGCTGTCGACGCCCACTCCGGTCGTCTCGAAATTTAATAGCAGAAGGTCAAGACAGCCGCCGGGACCGCCGATAACGCATTCGGGCCATTTAGTTGTCGGCACGGTGTAGGCCGCAGTGTGAACGCTACCGATATTAAAACGTACTGAGTCGAGAAATCCGTTGAAAGCGTTTTGCGTATTAGAGCTGCCGTCCGGCCAAAATTGGTGCGGACCCCCGTCTGGCAGGATCGCTTCCTCGAAGATGCCCTGCGTCATTGGATGGGCGGATGCCGACGAGTCGCACAGGACCGCCGTACCCCCCGGCACGCCTTGCCACACGCGATAGGTGGTCTTATCCCAATCCATCTCGAGTTCGTACACGTTATTGAGCGTCTGCGCTGGACAATGAGCGAAAGTGATCAGTCCGCCAGTGACGGTGTTGACGGTTGCCGTGACTTGGTTCGAGCCATCATAATTGAAGGAAAAGGCACCATTGCCGCTTCCCGGATACGCTTGATGCGAGCCTAGAATCTGGCCGCCACTCCCGGTCGCCTTCATAAAGAACGCGATATTAAAGCCGGTCGTGCTCGTTATTAAACTGTTGAGATTAAACCCGCCTTTGGTGCCGTTGAGCACGAAATTCATATCAAACGACTGAATCGGCCCCGGCGCTGATACCAGTGAATTGCCCGGCCCCGTGACCAGCGAACTACCGTAGGTCAGGGTGCCAGTGCCGGTGGGGGCCTCTACCATCGCGATACCGTTGTAGTCGAGATTACAGAGCGCCGGATCTGCCCCTTGGTCGCCCCCAAACACGAGACCGCCGCAAGTGATCCGAATCGGCTTGGAATGCGCGTAACAGACCGAAGGTTTCGGCAAATAGACGCTCTTATTGGCGGGCGGCGTTACATTGCAGGTGCCGAAGGGCACGCCTCCTGTGGTCGCATCCCAGATAGCTTGTTGGATCGCGTTGTAGTCATCCGTCGAGCCGTCGCCCTTCGCGAGATAGGGCTTCGCCATCACGTTGATGACGTTATTGACGCTCGAATTGGTGATGTTGGAGTTGGTCAGGCTGACGTTATCGACGGCATGAGTATTGCCCGCGACGTCCGCGATAAGCGGATTGGTCAGGCCGGTGACGCTCGAAGAGCCGCCCGCGCCGCTATTGCAGTTCCATGCGCCATTGAGACGAAGCGCCAGCGCGCCGGTGCTCCCGCCGAGGCAAGGCCCGCTGCTCGCGCAAGTGGTGGTCTGCGTGCAGTTCTTGCAAAAGGCGACCGTCCCATCGGCTTGTGAGGGCTTGATGGTCAGTTGCGCGAAGCAGACCGGCTTGAGGCTGACTGAATTGACCGGCGAGCCCTGCGCGAAGGCCAGTGCCGGAACGAGAAGGAGGATCAGGGTAAGTAGTTTTTTCATCGGGTTAGTGCCGCCCATATCTCCTGATTTATTAGAGCTTGCCGATCGATCGCATGTTCGTGACTGAGCGTCGAAAATGCGCCGAGAGGCGGATAGCTATAAGGCTGGGTGCGCGGTGTGCGCCGTTCGATATAAACCGTGAAGCCATTACCGGGCGCTACGGTGAAAACCACGCTCCCGCCGCTGCTGAACTTTCCAGCCTCATCGGTCACGCCCGTCACCGTGTAGTCGGTGTTGAAGACCGGCGTGGTGACGTTCCCGGCGAGATCGGTGATCTCGACATAGAGGTCAGGCGCGTCCATGAAGTAGCTGGGGAAGGCGAAAGTCTTATTCGCGCCGTCGCCCAGGTACGAGTAATTGACCGGCTCGTCTGCAACTGCCATCAGGGCATCTCCATCGAAACATCTACGTCATTGGGATCGCCGCCCTTGGCGAGCGCTTTGTACTTGAGCCGCTGGGCGTAGCGCTGCTGGAGGTCTTTGCTCTCCGCGAGTAACTGACCACTGGCCGCGTGCGAATAGCCCGCGATGACGCGCTCGAGCGCGGCCTTCTTGGCGTCCTGCGGCGCGTCCTTGTAATCGGGATCGTTGATAACTTCGGTCAGCGCATCGTGCAGCGTGCCCGAGTCCGGGTCTTTGAAGCTGCCGCGAAGCACCTGCCAGCGGTCGCGCTCCTGCGGCGTAAGATTCACTCCGACATCGGGATTGTCGGGCGCGTCGCCCCACTTCGGCGCGCGGCCCGTACCCGGCAGGATAGTCGGGACTTTGGTTACATCGGCGCCGGTCGAATAAATCTCGTTGGCAATCGGATCGTGCTGCTCGCTGCCGAGGCGGAACGGATAGACCTCGTTCGCCATGAAGCCGCCCGGAACGGCCATCGGCCGGCCGTAAAGGTCACGCCGCGGCGGTAGCGACTCGCTGTAACCCGGCGTGCGCGACTTGAGCTGATCGATCAGCCCTTTGGTCTCGCGCATGATCGGATCTTCGCGCTTCGCTTCGCCCTGAAGCGCCGACGGAATCAGCCCGCTGATCTCCTTGCCGGCGAAGTTCGAGAGGTTCCCGGCCATGTCCTTGCCCTGGCTGATGTCGTCCATCAGCGAGCCAAGGTTAACGAAGGTCTGGACGTAGCTCTGCCGCGTCATGTTGCGGCCCAGGGCCATCGAAAGCGCGGTGGCGATATGTTCCGCGTCGCCCGCGGGCGCCTGCGCCATCAGATCATGGAAATCGGCGATGATGCCGAGCGGCGTGGAAATCGGCTCCAAAGATTCGTAGCTGTAATACTTGTCGCCGACGCGGATCGAGTACGGCTGCCAGCCGGTCGCCATGCGGTCGCGCCGCAAAGTCGGATCGGACTCGCCGCCACCCGTGATATGGCCATCTGCCGCCCACTTGCCGATTTGCAGGCTCGCCAGCGTGCCGAGCCCGAGCTTCGCCATCGCGATATCGCGTTCGGCGCCGCCTGCTTGCATCGCGCCCCAAAACGTCTTGCTGAGCAGCGCCAGCGGCGAGTGGCCGACCGCGTACTTGAAAAGGTTGACCGGCACGCGCCGGAACGGGAACGCCAGCCGTCCGAGGCCCAGCGGGAGCTTGTCGAGAGTATCGTTGACGCTCGACATGATCGGCCCCAGCGGCGCCGAATAGGTCTGCGCATTGGCGAAGGTGCGCGCGTTCTCGGTCAATTCGCTCGTCGGATTGCCGATCAGGTCGGACATCCGCTGGCTGATGAAATCGCCGGCCGCGCCGCCTGACGCGCCCTGTTCGGCGGCCTCGCGCATCGCCTGCCGAAAGGCCAGCGCGTGCAGCTCCATGCGGTAATTGATCATGCGGCTGAAGTCGTGGACGGCGCTGATGCCCCGCGACGGCAGCCGGATCACGCTGCCCAGCGCGTCGATGCCTTTGCCGATCGGCGTATCCTCGAAGCGCGTCCCTTCGGACGTGATGCCCTTTGGCATCGGATGATCGAAGGCGCCTTCCGCGCCCGTGAGCTGATCGAAGGCCGAAGTCTCGTCACGCCACGTCTTTGCCGCCACGCCGAGCGCGTCGCCGAAGCCACCGATTGCGCCCTGCACCATCGCCGTCGCTTCGCCTGGTTGAACGGTCGCGCCGGGCAGCCGCGCCGCGATTGCGCGCGTCGGCACGGAGAGCGCCATCGAGGTCAGGTCGCCCAGCCCCTTCTTTACGGTCGTGCGCGGCTTCGAGAGCAGCGCGTTCATGTAGTATTCGCCGACTGCGCCCTTGATTGAGCCGCCTTTCTCGATGGTGTTGCTCATCTCGCCGAGCTGCCGCGCGATCGCGCCGGGATCGGTCTTCGAGAGGAACATCTGCATCAGGTCTTGCGCCGTCTGCGGGTCGCTCGATTCGAGCGCGAAGCGGTTGACCGCGCTGGCCATCTGGGTTTCGGGATATTTCAGCGGATCGAGGATTTGCAGCGTGCGGCCTGCGGCACTCCGGGCCCCAGCGACACGCGCCGCCTGCGGCGCCAGCGCATCGACGCGGTTGAGCCACGCCTGCATCTCGGTGCTCACGTCCTCGCCCGCAGCCTGACGTTTGAGAATGTCCGCCGCGGATGCGCGAAGGTCGGTCGCTTCGCCGTAAACGGCCTGCACGTGCGCCGCCATGCGCGTGACCTGCTCGGGCTCATTCATCGCTTCGGCTTTGAGCCGATCGAAGTCGAGACCCATGGACTTGGCCTTCGCCAGCGTGTCGGCCTCGGGAATCCTGGTCGCGAGGTCAGGGCGTCCGACTTCCGCCGCGCCGCCTTCGCCGACCTGAAGCTGCTTGAAGAGATCCGCCTGCCGTTGCGCGAGGGTTTGCGCGGCTGCCGCTGGCGTGGCCGATTCGGGTGGTACGGGAACGGACGCGGCGGGTTCTGCCATAGGCGGGGCGACATTAGCCGCCGCGCCGTTCCCTTCAGCGGTCGGGGAGGACGCCGCCGCCGATGCTGGTTCCGCTGGTGTGGCCGCTTCTGCGGCCGGCGCGGCTTCCGCCGCCGCTTCCTCGGCTGCTGGCGCGGCTCCTTCGGCGGCTTGGGCACCGCCCTTGACGCCCGCCGCGAGACCCTTCTGCAAAATGAACGGGAGCACGAGTCCGGCGATGGCTTGGACATAGGGATGATTCGGCAGCGCGGAGCCGGTCGCCTTCATCGCGAGATTCGAGGCTTCCTGATACGCCGCCGACGATGCGCCAGCCTTGAGGCCGGCAGCGATGCCGCCCGTCAGACCACCGCTCGCAATATCGGCCGCCACGAAGGTTGGATCGATCGCCGGATTCTGCGCTTCGGAGCCGCCGACGCCTTCGATCGCCTTCTGCTGGCTCTCCGCTTCGGCTGGCGAAGTCGGCGGTTTCATCCCGACAGTCGCATCGGCCGCCGGAGCGGCCGGGACAGCGCCCAGCGCCGCCGCGCGCTCGGGATGGTCTTGCAGGTAGCGCATGCCGATCGCGGCGAGCTGGTCATCGCTCTTGCGCGCGGTGAAAGCCTGCTCGGCTTGCGCCGGGTCGTCATTGCGGCCAGCCGCGCCCGCTAGAACGTTGCTCGCGTACTCACTCGCGCCGGGAACGACGCGCCCGCTGTCGAGCTTGCCCTGCCCCTGGTTATACGCAATCAGGGCTTGGCGCTCGTCGCCGCCATATTTGTCGATGAGGTCGCCTAGAATCTTCGTTCCGGTATCGCGATTGACCTTCGGATCGGTGAGTTGCGCCGGGTCAACGCCATAATCGCGCGCGGTATCCGGCATGATCTGCATGAGACCCGTCGCGCCTTTCGGGCTGACCGCGTTGGGATTGCCGCCCGATTCCTGCTGAATCACCGAATCGACGAGTTCTGGCCGTGGCGTCGCCATTATTCAGGCCCCGAGGTCGGGTCGTAGCCGACTGCGACGGCTTCGCGGCCGGCCGCAATCGCCGCCGCGCGTGTCGCCGTGATTGGCGTGACGTGCTGAACGGGTTTGCGCCCTGGCCTGCCGTAATTCTTGATGATCTGGTCGCGCATCTGCTGAACTTCGGTGACGGATTTGAAGCCCTCGTCCTTGGCCGCTTTGAAATCGCTCAGGGCGTCCATCACCCGCTGCTGCGTCTTGGCCGGGTTGATATCGACGAGGCCCTTGGTCATCGAGTCGCGAATGGCCGCGATGCCGCGCTGGTATTCGGCGTTGATCGGCTTCTGGAGCGCCTTCTGCGAGTCGTAGAGAAAAGCCGAGAGTTTCGCCCGATCATTGGGCGCGATCTGATCGGCCGGCAGGGCGCGGATGTCAGCGGGACTCACCGAATAGGGGTCGGCCTCGATGCGCTGGGTGTAGGTATCGACGATGCCGGGAACCGACTCGCCGACTTCGCGGAATTTCTTGCCGGTGTAGTTGCGATACTGCTGACCGGTATCGATCATCCCGTCCTTGGCCGCCTGAAACGCCGCATCCGCGAGGCCGGGGTCTTTGTTCGCCGCCATTTGATCGAGATTCGCGACCACCGCGGCCTTGGCCTGGTTGTGCGCGAGAGTCGCCAGCCGCACCGGCTCGTTGGCCGTGGTATAGGCGAGCGAAAGCGCCCGCTCTTTCTGTTCGGGCAGGAGCATCGCGAAGTCCGGATTCTTGTCGAGCGAGCCGCGCAGCACGCCGCCCGGATCGGCCTGCGCCTGCGCCAGCGCGGCGTTGCCGACGATCTGCTGATGCCATGCCAGTTCAGCCTTGGCGCGCTCGTCGGCGGGCATTCCCGCCGCCTGCATCCCGTCGAAGATAGTCTTCGCCTCGCCGCCGATGGCCGCGCGATGTTGGCTGTCGGCGCCGATCCAGTTCTGCGCCATCAGGTTGAGCGAGTTTTCCGCCTGCGCGCGGACTTCGCTTTCCTTGGTGCGCATCGAATGGACCATGATGTCCTGCATCCCGGAGTCTTGAATCTCCGGAAGGTGCGCACGCAGAAGCGCCTGAAGGTGCGGATTGTTCTTGTAGAGGTCGCTCGGGTCGCTCCACTGCTGGAACGCGGGGACCTGCTGGTCGCTCGGGAGCGTCGAGGCGTCGATCTTGGCCTTGGTGACTTGCTGGCGATAGCCCTCCATAACGCTGGTCGCCTGTACGGCGTCCTGCTGCTTCTGGAGCGCGTCGCCGACCGCGGCCAGCTTGTCGCCGAATTGCTGCGTCGCCTCGTCAACCGGGTTGGACAACGGCATCTGCGGCGCTTCGGCCACGCCCAAGCGCTGATGCTGCGGTCCTTCGGCGATGATTTGGGGAATCTGCGGCATTTAGGCGCGCTTCCCTCCCGCAGGCCGAAGTGGTATTACGCGACCATGGGATACCCATTGATTGCGATAATTTTCGCCGTGAGCGCCGCCGCGCCGTCTTTGTTCTATTGGTTGAGCGGCTACGAGGCTCCGCGCTGGGCCGAAGAACTGCGAATTTGCAGCTTCGTAGCGTTCATGGTCTATGCGTTCTTGCTGGTGCATTCCGTCGCTTAGCTCCACGACGAGAGCAGCGAGCCACGACTAAGCGCGCCGCCGATTCCGGTCAGCAGCCCCGAGCCAGCGTTGATGAATCCCGCACCCTGCGCCTGCTTGCCGCGCTGGCGCTCGATGTCCGCCTGCTGCTCCAAGTTGTAGGCGGTCGCGTTGCCCGTCAGCCGCGTGTACATCGAATTGAGTTGCGCGTTGCGGATGTTTTCGTTCAGCACCGTCAGCGGCGAGCCGCCTGACGTTTCGACGCCCGAGGAGCCGTAGTCCGCACGCGCGCCCTCGATTGCGCGGCTGTCAGAGATGGCCCCCTGATTCGCTTTCGACTTGGCCGCCGCCATTTCCTGCTGCGCCTGCGTGTCGAGCATCTTGGCGTTGGCCTGCGCCGCCGCGTTGGCGTCGTTGCCGCCGAGGATCGAGCCGCCCGCGCTGATCAGAGATCCAGCCGTCCCGGCCAGTCCCGCGTAACCGGCAAGTCCGGTCCCGAAGACCGAGGCCAGCGTGGTCGAGCCAAGCAGCGTCCCAGCCGCTGCGGTTCCGGCGCCAGCTGCGCCTGCGGCGGCTGCTCCAGCCGGTATGAGAGCGGCTAGGAATGGCACTTGCGCATCTCCGGGATGAGCTTCGCCAATCGCACGAAGTCCTCACCGTTCGGTCCCATCATCAGCATCGACCCCTCACGCGCGAAGCCCAGCTTCGTCGCCCATTTCAACGATTGCTTGTGCTCCAGCTCGATCACCGCCTGCACGCGCCAGAGCTTGTAAAGCTGGATGGTCTCGGCGAGAAGCCGCTTCACCAAGCGCTGAAAGCTCACCGGATGCTTGTCCACCAGAGCACTGGTGAGCGCCCAGCATTCGGCGACGCCGCGCCAGAGAATCACGAAGCCGGCCGCGGCCGCGGGCACGCCATCGACAAACATCGTCCAGCCCGGATTCTGCTCGAAGGCCGGCGCGTAATCGGCGCAGCCGTCCAAGCCGAGCAGGATTCCCTCGTCGAAGGGACGCGGCTTGATCAGGTCGCGATGGCCCGCGATGAATGGACGCACTTCAATCACTGTCAGCGACCTCCAGCAGCCCGTAGATCGCCAGCAACGTCGTGGGGAATGGCGAATCCTGCGTCACGGTAATGCGCCCATCGGCATCGACGCCGAGGTTGCTGACCTTCACGTCGATGGTCTGCGCGGGAACGCCCTCGTCCATCAGCATCTGCGGCTCACGAAATGGAATCCGTTGGCCGTTGATGATCAGCCCGACCGTGCTGAGCAGCCGCGCGTAAATCTTGGTGAAGCGCTTCTTCAGCCCCTGAATGGTCTGCGTCGGCTGCTGCAAATCCGGGCGCATCGTGAGCAGCGTCGAAGTGAAGTTCAGCCCGACGTCTGCCTTGCTGACATTCACTCCGGGCGGAAAGGTGTAGGTGAAGCTGCCGTCGATCACGGCGTCAGGATAAGCCGCACCATCGCCTACCACGCTCACCGTCTGCCCGCGGAGATAACCCAGACCGCCGATCGCATTGACTGGCGGCCCGCTATAGCGCGTCGCCGCGTCCACGCCGCAATCCGGGCGCATGATCTCGATGAAGTAGTTAGTGATTTCGAGTATGCCGAACACGACCGTGCGCTCAGAGAGCATCCAGACCTGATCGCTGAGGGTCGGCGGGTCGGGAATGACCGCTAGGCTGTGCCAGATCGCGGCGCTCGGGTGGCGATGCCACGCGGCGACTTCGTTCGCCTTGTCGTAGCTGAGGCCGATGAGAGTGCCGTTATTGAGCACGAACCAGATAATCGAGTCCGGCTCCTGCGCGTAGGCCATCTCCTTGATGCCGCTGGCCGTGATGTGCTCGGCAAGAACGGTCAGATCGACGCCCTGGTACTGGTCAACGTAAAAGTTGAATGTGAACTCGCGGAGCTTGCGCTGCTCGCGCTGCACGATCAGCAGGGAATTCACGATCTGCACCGGCTGAATCGGCGCGCACCCGTAAGTGCTCTGGCGCTTGACGTTGATCGTGCTTGGCGTAATCGACGGATTCTGCACGCCGCCGTTCGCAACGATCTCGCTGGATAGCGTCCCCGCGATCAAATCCTTGCCCGACGCCAGCCATTGAATCGCGTCAAAGAGGCCCGCGTTGATGGTGAAGTCCAGCGCGGAGTCGCCCGCGCTGCCCGTCGCTAGATTCTCGTAATCGCCGGTTACGCTCGCCCATATCGTCTGCGGCTGCGCAGGACTGCCGCCGAAGAACAGACGATCCTCATGGAAGACCACGGCGCCCGGATAGCCACGCGCAGGCGTCCATGCGGGCGTCTCGAGCGTCCATAGCCCCGGCTCCGCGGCGAGCGCTTGCGGCGGCGTATTTAGATTGAATGAGGGCGTCAGTTGCGCCAGCACGCGCGCGCGCACATTCTGCGCATCGGTGACTGCGGTTATCTTGGTGACGCCGTTAAAAATCTTGATGTAGAGCCCAACGTCGCCCGCCCTGAAACAATTTTGTCCGGACGCGGGCGAACCATCGGCGCCGCGCTTCTCGATGGCGAAGAAATGCGCCGTGCCGCCAACCGAATCGACGGGGGTATCGCTCGGCAATGAGCGCAGATAGCCCCACGGTGCGCCGCGCAGGAACCAGCTTCCAGCCGCGATCGCGCTTGTGCTCGGAAAGGGACTCAGGATGTCGGCGACTACGTGCGACGAGTCGGTGACGGCGGTAATTGCTGCAGTCGACGCGCCGTTATTCGAGACGATGATGCGATTGACGTCGCCGGCCAGAAAGGGCGTGCCGGTCGCCGTAAAGGTGATTCCTGTCCCGGTCGTAGCGCCCGGCGTCAGCGTCGAGGCGCCGCCCGAAATGTCGAAGTCCGGCTCATAGGTTGCCGGGCAGGTGAAGGTGACGAGCTGGATCTGCCAATTGGCTTCGCCCAAGCGTAGGAGCTTGTACGGCGGATAATTCTGATGGGCGAAGTACATGACGTCGCCCTTTTGCGCGAACTTCAGTGCCGCGAGGTCAGCCAGCGCCCACGGCGTCGGAATCTCGTAGATGGGCGGCGTTACTCCGCCGCCCGAGAGGCCGCCGCCGCCCGCCGTGACCTGTTGCACGCCGACGTTGGTATAGACTGCGGCATTCGCCGCGAAAGCCGTCGCTGGCAGCCAGTCCGGCAGAAGCAGGCATGTCCATACCGCCGTTCCGTCGCTGGTGGTCGCGTTCAGCACCGTCGCCCAGGCCGGCATCGTGTCGCGGATACCGCTGCCCGGTGGCGGGGCCGCGAGAGAGGTTCCCGGCGTGGTGCAGATTTGCAGATTACCGTTCGGATCGATGATTACATCGTTCAGATTATCGACGCGGCTATGTGACCAGTGCTGAAATCCGCGATTGGTCCATGTCAGAGCCCCATCGATAGTCGTTCCGCCGACGATCGAGCTCCATGCAGGATGGATGGTGTCCGTCGCGATCTGGGCCCCATTGCGGTAGAAGCGCATCCGCTTGTCGCCGAGTTCGAGGATGTAAGCATTCGTCGATGAAAACTCGAACTTGATCAGCCGGCCCGGCCCCATCGCCTCGCAGATGTACTGAGTCCCCGGCCGCCGCGTGGCGCCACCCTGCAGGTAGGCGTAGAAGTTCTCCATCTTCTCGCAGGCGTTGTAGTAGGCCGCGAGGTCGATGCGCCCCGGTATCCGCGGCGAGATTTCACCCTTGGTGAAGTTCGACGAGATGACGCGGATTTTCGGCATTACTCAGGCACCGAATCCGCCATCTTCGCGACGCGCTGAACGCAGGACGCGCAGACGATCGCAGAGTTGGGGGTCCCATAGTCGAGATCGAGCACCCATCGGCCCGCACCGCTCGGAACGAATCGATCGCAGACCTTGCAGCGGACGCCACGGCGACCGCCGCCATCCAGCACCTTGAAGTTGCGCGCCGGGTCCATCAGCGCACCCGCGTCAGGACATCGGAAACCAGTTGGTCGGGCGTTTGCTCCTGCGAATCGACGGTGCGCGCCTCCTGAATCTTGGCCTCGTAGAGCTTGAGCATCGTCTGCATGAGCGTGGCGTTGGAGGTGATCGGCTGAGCCAGTTCGGCCGCCATCCGCGCGCTGAGCGCCGATACAAAGAGCGAATCGAATAGGTTAGGGTCGGTGACTTTCGCCACGTAGCGAATCGAGCACGAGGCCGAATCGGTGAGGATCTGCTGCCCTTCGCGCGTAAAGCGGAAATTGGTCAGCACCGATCCCCACGTATCGCTGGACATCACGATGGACCCACTCGAATCTTCGGCCCAGAACTCCACCAGGCGCAGAAAATCGACGGGCAGTTGGTAGCTGAAAGCGTAGCCAAAGGCGGGCGGCGTCAGCGTCTGGGCCAACGCCACCCGCTTCTGGGCGAATTTCCACGGGTGCGCGCGCAAGACAGCCTCACGCACCCGCGGATATAGTTGCTTGCACGCCGATGCCCGATCGGACGTGTCATCCAGCGAGAGAATCGGAGAATCTCCCAGCAGGACGAGCGCGTCACTAACGATATCGGCGTCGGATGGCATTCCTTAGCTGCCCATTCCGATAAGCATGTGACCGGCGATCTTCTTGCCCGAGGCGAAGTTCGCACCAGCCCACGAGCCGATGATGATCTCGTCGGCGGTCAGCAATTCGCCGTAGTTCAGAGCGATCGTGTTGGCGAAGTCAGAAGTCCCTGCCGCGCTTACGTCGATCGCGCCGCTGTACTTCCCGACCGTGCCGGTGATGCCGATCTGGAAGGTCGCGCCCGCGCCGCCTGCCTCATACTTCAGATTGCCGCCAAGGATGCGCCAGCCCTTGCGGAGCTGCAGCATCGGCGAGTTGTCACCGCTGGTCATCGCCATATCGACGCCCTGAGTCGCCGAGAAGCGAAAGAAGTGAAGACTACCGCCCCACTCGTCCAACGCTCCGGGCATCGAGACCGGAGTCGAGACATAGCGGGCGTATTCGTTAAAACCTGCTTCAGCAGCCATGAAAATAAATCTCCTTCAACCCGCTTATGCGCAGGCGATTTGTACGACCTTCACGTCCTCGATTCGGGTAGCGCCGAAGTTGGCCTTCGACATGACCTGCCACGAATTGCCCTTGTCCGGCCGCTTATCCACGCTCGCGGTGACGTCGCGCGGCAGGATCATCCCAAGGCCGCTTTGCGCCCACGCGTAGCAGAAGGTCGATCCGCCCGAGGTCAAGTCATTGCCCTGCGAGTCGGTTACAACCAGTTCGGTGCGGATGAACTTGAAGCCGAGGAAGGTATCAATCGCGCCTTCCGCCAACGCCTTGACGGTGTTGTAGTCGGCGTTCTTGATTTCCGTGGTGTTCAGCAGGTCGGTGTTGATCTGCTTGGCCGAGACCACCATGTAGCGCGGCTCGTCCGGGTCAACGTCGGCCGCGTCCAGGATCTGCTTCGCAGAGAGCAGCTTCGCCAAGGTCAGGCCGGTGGCCGAGGCCGCGATCTTCTGGGCTGAAGGCAGCGCTACGGTGGTAGCACCGGATTGTCCGCTGTAGGCGTTGCCGCCCGCCGCGGAGATGATGAGGTCGTCCATCGAGCGGCCCAGCGCATAGGCGTGCATCTGCTGATAGGGTGCGCGCGGGTCGATGATCATGCGCAGCTCGTCTTCGGAATCGAACAGGGTTGCCAGCTCGAAGTCCGAGAAGAAGCAGCGGCGCCGGCTATGCGGCACTTCCACGATCGCGGTGTCCTGATGGCGCGAAGTGCGCAGGACCGAGGCCACCGTGCCGATGCGCTCGAAATAGGCCGATTCGCCCTTGGTAAAGGGCTTCTGGGTTACGATGTTGCGGAGTCGCGAGCCTTTCTGCTGAGCCAGGATGTAAACCTGGTCGCCGAACTGCTCGACAAAAGATTGATCAACTGAACTGAGAGCCATTTTGGGCGGCTAGCCTCCTGATGAATTTCGATCCATCGGAGCTAGTCCCGCCCAAAGGTGGGGGCGTCCTGCAGCTTACGATCTGCTAGTCGGCACGTTTAGAGACCGTGCGCGTCTTGCCGGATCGCCTTTAGGCGGTAGCCCAGCTAAGTCCTATGCTACTAGAAGCCCTCGTAACTGTAAACGGTTACTGTGCCGGTTGTGGACACGCAAGACCATCCTAGTGAGCAGTTATCGGTGATTTGGCTGCACGTCCAAGGCACGTGATTGTGATCCATGCGAAAGCCGTGCGTCGAATCTGGCGTGAAGGTCGGCGAAGTATTGGTGCCGACGATGGGCGCGCACATCAGATCGCCGGTGTCAGTCCAATTCAGCGTCCACGTCCGGCGCTTGGCTGCGTCAAGGACGGTCGCCTGAGTCGTAACCGCGAGCGGCGCATTGCTCGCGCCCTTGGCGTTGATGACCTGAGCGTGAGCCGCCAACTCGGTAAGACCAAAGACGAGGCCGGCCATCGCGACGACAAAGAGGAACGCCCGCGATAGCCACTTAAAGACGAACGATAGGTTCTTCATCACTTCCCCTGATTCTTGCGCGCGTAGAGTCGGCTCATGTACTCGACCGCCTCATCGATGGCCTTGCCGTACAGATTTGGATTGCGCGGATTCTTCGGATGTTCCGGGTTGGCTAGGATGGCGCGAATCTCGCTCTCTGCGCTTTCCGCGTCGCCCTCGGAGCTGGCCGGGTCGCCCTTGATCAGGCCTGCCGTCTTGAGGTTGCTGCCGAACTTGGCGAACGCGCGGATGATGACCGGATCGTTGCCCGCGCCCGTGCGATCGAGCGCGTCCATCAGCTCCTGCCCGCCGAGATGGATCACCGCGTTCTTGGCAGCCGCCATATTCGGCTCGTAGCGATTGCCCCACTCCTGCTCTAGTGCGGCCTTGGTCGCCTCGATCATTTGGCCGACCGCTTCTAGCTGGTCATTGGACTGTCCAAGCTGAGTCGCGGTGTACCAGTCGAATAGCTGCTGAGCTTGCGCGGTGGAGATTCCTACCTTATGGGCTACGCCCTTGAAGTCGGTCAGGAGCTTCTCGTTAAGCTCGACGCCTTCGGGTAGCTCCGGCGCCTTCAGCTCGTACTTCTCCGGCGACTCCGGGCGTCCGACCTTCTCGTAGAACTTGGCCCATTCCTCGGGCTTGGCGTCGGCGGCAGGAATGCGCACCGAGTTGCCGACCATGCGCTTGGTCTCGACAAACGACTTGGCGAGGTCAGCCGGACTCTTGAAGTTGGCCAGGCTCGGGTCTTTCGCCAACTCGGGATCGATGCCCGCGCGCCAGTCCGGCGCAGGAGAGCCGCCGTTGCTATTCGGTTGGCTCGTCTGATTCTGCTGTGTCTGGATGTCGTCCACCCTTCGCCTCCTCCACCACCGCCAGCAGCGCCCGATAGACGCTGCGCTGCCCTTCCTTGAACGCGGCGAGATGGGTCTGCTCGCCCGCGAATGTCACCACATCGTAGCTCTTAGCCATGTCGGCCAAGACGAGTTCGCCATCCTCGGTCTCGAAGATGCCGCGATAAGCCGCCAACACGCGCACGCGCGGATCTTCGGGCGTCGGTTCATTGCGGCGGCGCGCCATTACCACCTAGCCCCAGCGCCGATTGCGCCTGCGGATTCGCCGCGATCTTGCCCACCGAATCAATCAGCGGCGCAACCTGCCCAGCCGCCTGCGCTGCCCCAGCCGCCTGCTGCTGAGCCTGAGCCTGCTGCTGAGCTTCCGCGCGCTGCTGGCGCATCTGATCGACCACTTCCTGATCTTTGAACAGGTCAGCCGGTACGCCGATGATATCCGCGAGATGATGCACCATCTTGTCGTCATCGAGCAGATCCAGCACCGCCGGGTTAGCCGTCGCGATCGCCTGCACGAATTGCAGTAGCCGCTGAATCGCGGTAACGTCACCGGCTTGCTGCGCGCGTGCGAGCATCCCGAGATACTTCACGTCGATATCCGCGGGGCCGCCGTTCGCACCCTGCACGATCGCATCAGGCAGGTCCATGAACGCGCCGGCGCTCTTTGGATTTCCCGGGTCGCGACCGGCGTTGAACATAATCTCGAAACAATACTCGATGCCCGGACCCAGCAATTCTGACTCAAGCCGCCCCGCCGTAGGCCCCAGTAATCGCAGCATCAGCTCATTACGGATGGTCGCCTCGGTCGCCGTCATGTCGGGCCGGTCATTGACCGAGCCTAGCGGCTCCAGTTGGTCCGTAAAGAAGATTTGCCGGATGGACTGGCGTAGCTCTTCGCCCTTCATGGCGTTGGCCTTGAAGTCGATACCCATCTGGAGCGGCATGAGCGCCGTCCGGACGTCGCCAGTCGGCGACTTGACGATATTGATGGCGCCCGGCCACAGCTTCACCGAGCCGATCACGCCGTTGTCGAGCGCGGCCATCGGCGGATCGACCACCTTGGCCCACGCCTTCAAGTCCAGTTCCTTCGCCTTATTGAGCGAACGGATATCCGGCAGCGCAGTATGCCCCGGCCCGCGCCCGTAAATCTCGCCGGCTGACTTGCGCCAGCGCGGTACCATGAACGGAAAGCCGCGAAAGCCGCCCTCTTCGAGCATGATGGCGCCGACGCGCATCACATAAGCCGAGTAGTACGGGAACTTCTCGCCGGTGGTGGTATTCGTCCACTCGCTCGGATAAACGCCGTGAATGATCTCGACCGGCGTAGCGTCGCCCTTCTCGGCCTTTGCTTTGACCGCAGGCCCAACCTGGTCGCCCCACTTGCCCACGGCCGCCCGTGGACTCATCGTGAAGTTGCGAAAGAGCACATCGACGCGGCCGTCTGCATTCTCATCGACAAAAAACCGGCCGAACGGAATCGCGGTGAAGCGAAAGCCGCCGAAGCTCGCGTCCTTGCGCGGCTCCTTCTGGTCGGCGAAGATGGCCGCCGTCCCGAAGTTGCCCATATCAAGGTAAACTTCGTCGATTTCCTGCGAGAAGTTCGACTGATTCAGCGCCATATACATGCGTTCAGCCGAGTCTTCGAGCCATTCCTTGACCTGCTGATTCTCGTTCAGCGCCTCGTCGCGCATCTCGAACGAAAACCACTGCGAGCCGCTAGGCGTCAGCGCCCCGTGAAGGCTCGCGGCGAGTAGCTCGTTGGCGTGGATCGCGGTGGTGTCGTAAAGGCGCTCGGTCTGCTTCTGACCCGGCGCGCGCTGAACGGTGATCGAGGATTTGCGCGGCTGAATGAAGTCCGCGAGGTCTTGCCACAGAATACGATAGGTCTGCTGCGCCGCGACTAGCCGATCGTAACGGCGGATGACTGTCTGGGCGTCAGTTGGCAACTTTACACAGGCGGCAATAAGCCGCTAGGCCATCATAGTGTCCGACGCTTTTGCACGGCGGACAGGTTTGCGGCCCGTAATACTCGCTGGCGAACTCCCGTTTGCAGTGGTCGCAGCGCAGCGTGTGTAAAATCCGCCCGCTCACGCAGTAGGCTCGGCGACGGCTCCACGAGGAATTGCTTTGGCGACCTTCGCGGCGCGCTTCTTCAGGTCAGTACACTCTGCGCAGGCCAGCGGCATCCCCTTGAAGCGGCGATAGAGTCGGCCATCATCGCCAGTCTCAACTTCGGAAAGCGCGACGCGCCCGACAGCTATCTTGCCGCACCCGGGCGTCTCGCACGTTCCGAAGCGATGCTCCATGCAGAAGCCGTCAGCCTCGGAACGCTGGCCGCAGCGATTCCATTCACAGATAACCGGCGCGGCCATTATTTACCCTCGCAGGCGATAGCCTGATTCGCCGTCATTACCGCCTGCCGAATAAATCGCACGGCTGCCGTCTGATCGGCGCTCGGTGGAGAGTGTTCGACGAGCACGGCCGCAAATGCTTTAGCCGCCTCCCGAATTGCCACGTAGTGCGTCTGCTGTTCAGGGGTCGGCGAATGGTACGTGAACCAGTTTTCGAGGTCGCTCTGTTGGATCGCCATTAGCTCTTATCCTTGCCGAGGGTGCCCGACTCGATAACAGTGCCGCGCGGGATATCCGCGTCGGCGGGAACTGCGGGAACATCCCAGCCGCCCGCGCCGGTCTTCTGGCCGACGTTTGCGCCCGGTCGATGATGTGAGGTCTGGCCGGTCTGCTCACCCGGAGCGCCAGTACCATAGGTGCGGTGCTGGCCGTCCATCTGGTCATCGCGACCCATATCGCGCGGTCGCGATTGCTGGCCGGTGTCGCCCGAAGGCGCCGAGGTCGGGCGCGACATCTGTCCTACGCCGCCAGTGCTACGCGCGGGCATCGGCGTGCGCTGGCCCGTTCCGTCAGTAGGCATACTCATGGATTATTCCCCAAGGACCGCTTCGAGGTGGCCGATACGCGAATAGGCTTCACCCAACGCCTGTTCGAGCTTTCCTACGCGCTCGAGAAGCTCCATGATGCGCTGCGCGTGGGAAACGCGCTCGGTCTGTGCCATCGGAGCCGTCGCCACGCTTGCAGGCGGCGTCCCGCCAAAGGTTCCCATTCCATAGTGTTCGGGTTTCATTTAACTATCCTCCCAATAAACTTTTCGTTGCGGCCGACGAGCCGCTCGCGCTCCGCGTCAGGTCGCCCGCCAAGATGGTGTTGTTTGCCCCGGCACGACGCCGATTCTCCAAGGCCTGCTCGGTCAGCGTCGGATCGGGCGGTGGCGCTGGCGGCTTCGGCGGCGTGGGCATCTTTGGCGGTCCGCTGAACACGCTAGGCATCTGCGCGCCTTAAGCACGATTCTATCTCCTGCTCCAATTCGGGCGTGAGAGGTAGCGTCCCCTCTAGCACGCGCGCGATATGGCGATTAGCCACGCCTAGTTCAGTCCACTTAGCGGCGCCGGCCGCGTTGCCTTTAGCTTCTGCGCGGAGCTGGATCTCGTTCCGCCGATCGATGTAATCATCGATGCTCGGCATTGTTACGGCGTGGGCGCGGGCGGATTCAGTGCGCCTTCGAGCTTGCCGGCTTCGGCCACCATCGTATCGGTGCCAGCCTTGAGCGCCGCAGTGTTCGCGGTGACTGCCTGTGCAGCCGCCTCGATGTCGGCCACGCTCGCGCCGCCGCTCTGTACCACGGCAACCAGTTTCGCCACTCCAGCGTCAACGTCAGTCGCCAGCTTGGAGAGTGCGGCTGCGTTATCGGCTACCGCTTGGGTGTTGGCCGCTACGGCCGCCTTCAAATCGTCGATTTCTGCCATGATCGTCCTCAGTGATTGGAAAATTGCGGTTAAGGTCCACACTCAGTGCATTCCCATAAGGGTCTTGGCGAGTTGTGCACGTTTACGCTCGGTGGGATTCTTCGAGTGCATCGCCTTGGCTAACAGCGTCCGTGGAATCTTCTTACCTTTCGGCACGCCCAGCTCCTCATGCAAGGCCCCAGGGTGCTTTATGGCTCCCGATATCCAGTGCGTCTTAGCCACGTTGCTACTACTCGATCTCATACGGGCGACGGAGTCAACTAGGCGAACGGGTTATAGTCGGTTTCCGCTACTGTCTGGCGCTGGTCTGGGCGCTCGGTGATGTCCTCGCTGACCGCGAGGTAGCGAAAGGCGTCAGCGCCGTTGGAGCTCCAGTCGTGATACGGGCGCTTCTCGAAGGCTTTGCGCTCCTCGTTAAAGGTGCGCTTGTAGTTCAGGAGGGCGTTAATTCCGGCTTTGCAGCGGTCGGCGTCGAAGTAGCAGCGTGGAAGCAGGGACCGAACGGCGGCAATGCCGTCATCGACTGGCAGGTTGGGCACGATATCAAACCGAAGGCCGAGACTTTCAGCGGATTCGAGCCGGGAGCGTCCAGAGCTAAACTCGCGGACCCGGATATCATGAGGTGCCCAATGGCGGGAATAGACATACGGTTTTTCCTTTACGACCTTGATGTAATCGGTCAGGCTCGCGCCCGAGTCCTCGTGGTAGTCGATGAGGCGAATCTCACGACTAATTCGTTGCACGAACCATATCGCAGTCGCGTCACCCACACCGAGATCCCAAGCAGTTTCCACCGGAAGTCGCGCATCGTATCCCACTCGCGTAAGACGGCCTTGCCGGTCCGCGTCCGCCATGAGATGACCATAGTAACTCCCGACCATGTACCCGCTGAACGAGCAATAGTATTCCTGCTGAATGAAATCTTCATCGACACCCTCCCGCCTGTCGCGCTCGATCTCGTCGAGCTGCACCACCGCGCCGCCGGCCTCGTTGACCGCATCGCGAAGGCTCTGGTTTACGTCGAGCGTGGACGAGAACCATTCGCGCCGCGCGGAGATTTGCTGCGCTTTCGCGGTTTGGTGGAGTTTGTAGGCGTGGTTCGTTCCTTTTGGGGTATAACAGAAGGCAGCCCAGCCGCCATTCTCAGCAAGTATGGGTCGCACGGTATCCCATGCGGACTCTCGGCAAAGTGAATATTCGGAGAATACGACACCGATAGGATTTGCTCCGCGAAGCGCATCGGGGTCATCCGAACCAGAAAGCTGGAAGGTGCTTCCGTTCTTGAGCCTTATGAAGAGCTGATCGTCGCGTTTCGTAGCGATGAGTTCTGGGGGAAAATGATCGGTCCAGCGCAGTCCGTCATGACCGATAGCCTCCCATACGTTACGCCGCGCGCCCACGGCAGTCGGCAGCAGGTAGAGATAATTGCCCACAGTCTGGGCCATCTCGCGAATCATCAGGTTGAGGAGGGTCTTGTCCTTGCCGGAGCGCCGATGCCAGCAGAGGTCGAAAAAGCGCACGCCATCCTCGCGCGCGGCGAATACCTTGCGCTGGTAGCTGCGCGGATAGAAGCGGTGCGGGATGACGACTTCAGGCACTCCGCACTCGCTCCGTCTCGTAGATGCGCTGGGCGAACGCCGTGAAGTCCCGCTGCCCCTGCTTGTCGCCCAGGCGCTGGGCGATCTCCGCCATCTCGCAGGCCTTGTCGAAGGCCGCTTGTGCCGTCTTGAACTCCGCGCGGAATGCCTCGAAGCTAATCATCTAATCATCGAATTGTGTCAAGCGCCTCGATGTGATACTTGTCCATTCCGAATCCCCACCGCTCTGAAGCCCTCACGAATCCTTGTAGCTGATCACCTTCACCACCAGCGGACCGCCGCCTTCGCCGGTCACTTCGTGCTTCTCACGCTTCGCCCAGCGTTCTGGATGGCGACGCTCGAGCGTCCAGCTCGCCGCCCGCCAGTCGGGTCCACGATCGTCGAGTCCTTTCATCGCTGCGTCATACACGATTTGCAGCATCTCGTTCTCGTGGTCGTCCACCGCGCGCGTAAAAGCTCCAAGGAACCCAGCATAGGGCTCGATGCCTTTCTCACCTTTCTCACGCCAAGTGCTGAGGGTTTCATCGCTGATTCCGCCGAGACGGCAGGCGATTTCGTAGGTGTGGCCGCGCAAGATGGCATCGCAGATGCGCTTCTGTACTTGCGGAGTCAGTTTCGTTGGACGCCCCATGTTATGCAACCCTCCGCTTGCGCTTCGAGCGCATGACGCCATCGACGTGACACGCTTTGCAGGCGCTGTGCAGACCGTCGCGCGTGGTGCGCATCTGCGGAAATCGGCGCGATTTCGACTTCGGGCGTTGGTAGAAGGCCGTCACCGGCTTATTGCGGTGGCACCGCGTACAGCGCTTGCGCGGCATATCAGGATCGATGCGCAGGAAATGGGCGACGGCTTCGGCTATGCCGGGAATCACTCCGCGACCTCTTGGAAAAGCCCGTCCATCACGACCTGATGGCCGCTCAGCGGCGCAAAGGCGCTGGTCGCGCGCGGCGTGCGCTCGGCGACTTCCACCGTCATGTGCACGCTGACTGGCGAGCGCCGGAACTGGCGTCCACGATGCCGCGGTGTGCCGATTTTGCAATCGCGCCCGGCTTGTCCGTGCCCTGGTAGCGCGCTCACCGGCCCGCGCAAAATGCCCGCGCGCATCCATTCCGGGTTGATGCCCAGCGATTCGCAGCAATCCTCGAAGGTGATCGGCGCATCGGCGCCCTCGATCCACTCCAGCGCTTCGGCGTGCATCCGGCGCTTGCGGTTCGACACCTGCTCTAAGCGGTCCTCTCCGCTATAGCCGGGTATTGGCGCGACTTTGAGGTAGCAGGCGATGGCGTCTTCGAGAATCGCCAGCTTGAGCCGCTGCTCCGGCTCCAGTTCGCTGCTTTTGCCGACCATGTCGGCGAATTGGCCCGGCGTCATCAGGTCGGGAATGTTGATGGCGTCGAAGAGGCCGCCTAAGCCCATCGAGCCGCTGAAATGGTCGCTGTCGCTCATTTTGCTCCCCCCACGGGAACGGTTACGGACGTTAATCACGTCTCGGTTATCTCCAGCCCATGACAGGCCTTCATCAGCTTTTTCTTGAGCCGATAGACCGGCGTCAGCACGCCTTTGCAGTCCTCGATGACGAATTTGCGCGTGCGCGCGTCGATGTACGAAAAATCGGCCACATAGGTGCACACCGGGAAGCCATCGACCGCCAGCTTGTAGCGCGGCTGGAACTTCAGGTCTTCCAGCTCGCCGCCCTTTTCGAGCAGACGAAGAATCCCGCAACGGTCGGATTCCTTGGCACTCGGATGGCGATGGCCCGCAGTGCAGGTGGTCGGGCGCGAGCGATACTTCGTCGCCCGTTTCAGCGGAGCCGTGGCGATGCGTCGCGCGAGCTTCGCGCGCTGGGCTGGCGTCGCACTCATCGCCAACCCACCGGCTGACCCATCATGCCGTGGTAAGTCCAACCGCCGCCGTTGTGGTCGATCCAGTGAGCCTCGACGTGCTGCTCCCAGCGGGCGCGGTCCTCGTCCGTGCGGGCGTGGTGATAGTTCGCGTGCAGGATTCGCAGATGGATCGTGCGGCCGTCTTTTGGCGCGGTCGCCATCGGTTGCCAATCGATCGTCACGGAAATCATAGCGCTTCCACCGGTTTGGTCTTGGCGACCAAGCCCTCGATAATCTTCAGCCCCTGTTGCATCCGCAGCTTTTCGGTCGGCGTCTTGCCGAGCTTGCCGTGCTTTTCTAGCGCCGCCGGATGGCCCCAGTTGTGGCACTTCATGCACAGCAGCTCCTCGATCAGCCCCGAGCAGCGGCGGCAGCCGAGGTCCGCGAAGCAGTTCATGCACGGCGGATGCGCCTGGTAGCAGTCATGCGGCTCGCCGCGGAACTTCGCGCCGAAGGCCCAGGACTTGCCCTCGCACGGCGGCGCGCCGCCCGCTTCTTCGGCTACTGCGCCGCTAATTCTCCTTGGCATACCGGCCCTCATAGACCTTGACTGCATTCGTGTCGTTGTCGATCAGCCAATCGAAATTGGCCTTCCACTTCCGCTCGTTCTTGCCGGTCAGGAACGGAGATGCCCGCACTCGCGCCATCGCCACGTTCCAGAAAGCGTCGTCGGGATGGTCGCGAAGCCGGCACAGCGCCTTCTGGCGCCGCGTCGCCGATAGCATCTCGACTTTCGGCAGCCCTGCGGGTGCGCAGACTTCGTTCCAGCCCTCGACGAGGTCCTCCGGCGTGAGCGGCGGCGGCTTGTCTGGTTTCCCCTCGGACTCCCCTTCCGAAGAATTAAGATCCGAATGCGAATGCGAATCCGAATTCGAATTAGGTCTGGCGCAGACCTTGTCGGAGTCGTTTTCATCTGTTGGCATTTGCTGACAGATGTCGGCAGATGTTGGCGGCTCTGGAAACTTGCTGTATTTTGCTCGCGTTATCTGGTGCTTCTTCCAACCGACGAAATAGGCGTAATGTTTGCCGTCAACGGTGTACCGCCTGACCGCGTTCGCGCTCTCCAGTTCGGCCAGCGCAGCATCGATTTTCTTGGCCGTCGCGCCCGATATGAGGGGCATCGTGCGGCCGGCGACCACCGATGGATTGGCCGCGAAGCGCCCGAAGTCATCGGCGATGGTCGTCAGGCGCCAGAACAGGCGCTCGCCGAAGTCCGAGAGCTGGGCCAATGATTCGCTGGTCAACGCTGATTCACGAATAAATCTGTCCGGCAATTCCTTTGATGCTCCCCACTCACGTCCGCTTCCGTTCTGTTCCCGCCCCGTCCGCCTCCGCTCGTTACCGATTGCTCCCCTTGTTCCCTGCGAGACCGATTCTCCGTTCCCCCGTTGACTCCCGATCCGCGCCCGCGAGATGATCTGCCTACGCGGGCCTAAACCTCGTTTGCGCTTTTCGACAAACACGCATCCATAGGCGCTAATTCGGCATTCGCGAGTAAAAAAATATCGCGGACCTCCGGTCGATCTTGGCTGGGCATTGACCCAATCGTCTGTCGAACGCTGGAGGCCCGCGCATTCCAGATCCTCGCCCGCTGCGCGTTCCACGCGCGGCATTGATCGCAGCGGCAGGCTTTTTTCTTGTAAGCGTTATAGGTGCCGTGAACTAACGGCTTGATGAATTCAGAGCGGGTCTTGGCCTTGTGGCAGGAGAAACAGAGGACTTGGAGCTTCGCCAGTTCCGCGACCCGGTTGGGATTGCGGCGTGACATGCTCCAAATCGCGCTGGCGGTGAAGCGCTTCGATTCGCGATCTCTATGGTCAGCCTCAAGCCGATCCGGCGACCCGCATTGCGCGCAAGGACCGTTAGCGGCGATCCATTCCGAGCGACGCCGACGCATCCACTGGCGCTGAAATTCCCGCAGCCGTTGAAGGTCTCTCATGCGACCCCCAAAACAAGCTGAGGCATACTTTGATCATAGCTGAGGCCCTTCGGAGCCGGATTTTTACTTCCGGCCCCGAAAAGGCCAAGAGATATAAGAGGTTTTGGTGAGCCGTGCGGGATTCGGACCCGCGACCCTCTGATTAAAAGTCCGAAGGGCTGCGGTCCACGGCTGCACTTCGCCAGCATTTCCCGCACTTTGCTACCCCACGATATGCGGCAATGTGCAGGCGTGTGCGGGGTCGTAAGGCATACTTTGATCATAGCAGTCATCGCTTGAGCTTAATCTCTACGCCCAACACGCGCATCGATTTGCCACGCAGGTCGGACAGCGAGCCCTGCGAGACCGCGCGCTTAAGTAGTAGGATCAACTCCTCCGGCGTCACCTCGAATGGCTCGACTTCGCGATTAGCGGCGATTGCGGCGCGCCGATGCTCGAGGATGCGGTCGGATAACGTCATCCCGCCTGCCGCTCCTTCCACCGCAGATAGCCGGTGTAGCTGTAGCCGTGTACCTTCGACCGCCCCGGCAGTCGCACCGCGAAGGGTAGCTTCGCGCCGTCGTGGCGCACCCAGCTAAGGCTGACCCGCATCAGCGCGGCCAGCTCCGCCGCCGTCAGCAGGCGCCCCTCGTCAGGCTGGGTCGGTGCTTCGTTCATCGCGGCTCCTCGGGAAGCGGCATCCAGTGAGTCGGGCTGAGACCGCAGATTCCGGGCATTGCCCATTCGGTATATTCGCCGGTCCACTTCGCCACGACGACCCCGAACGGATATCCCCAATCGCCAGTCTTCGGCACATACGCGAGTATCTGCGCTCCCATCTCGCGCGGCGCGGTTTCGATCGGCTGCCAGTCGCTCATCGGATCGCCTTCACCTTCGCCGCGCCCTTGGACTCCGCGATGCGCTCCTGCGTCCGCGTCAGGGCGTCGGCCACGTCCGCCGTATCCTGAATGTCGTAGCGCCGGAACATCGATGCCGTGACGTGCCCCGTCACCGCCATCGCCGCGTGCATGCTCACTCCAGGAGTCCTAACGAGGTTACGAGCTGCACTTCGTCTAAGGTCGTGGACCCAGACACCCTGATATCCGCTAGCCACACGAGCTTTTGCCCACGCTTTTTTAAAATCTCCCAGCGTTTTACCGTTCCGGTGGAATACGAAAGGACAATCAAGCCGCCGATTTGCTCGGGCTCTTTCGATGATTTCATGGAGTTCCCCCACCAGCGGAATCGTCCGCGACCTGCCGTTCTTGGTATTCTCGCCGCGGATCGTTACTTCACCCTCTCCAACGTCGCGCCACTTGAGGGACACCATTTCGTTTTTTCGCCCACCGCATAGATAAAGCCAACTGAGCGCGTCTTGAAGATAATCCGGTAGATGCCCTCGGATAGCGTCAAAATCTGCGGGTTGGAGAAAGTTGCGCCGGACGTTGTCTTCCTTGAGGAGCTTGATTTTCGGGCCACGGCTCAATACCTCGTGCTCGATCGCCAGCGAGAACATCCTTCGCAGCGCCGCCAATTCCCGGTTGATGCTCGCGTTTGCAAGCCCGTGCGCGCGTCGCGCCGCCACATATGCCCGAATCTTCGTCTGGCGAATATCGAGCGCGCGCAGGCCGCCGAAATGCACGGACAGCGCCTTTACGTTGCGCTTCGCATCAACCAGAGAGCGGTTCCCGTTGACCTCGAAGTCGTGCAGGTAGCCGGCCGCGATTTCCGCGAAGGTGATTTCGCTCTCGGTCGGCAGGTACGAGCCCGCGCCGATGCGCTCGATGACCGTGCGGAGCACGTCGCGCGCCTTGCGCTGGTCGGTCTGGCCGGTCGATTTGCGTACCACGTGGCCGTGGACGTGAATCTGATACCACCAGAAACGGCTGCGCTTCTGCTTGTATATGCGCCCGAGGCCGGTCATTCCCTTTAGACGTGCGCCGGATCAGGCGCGCCTTCCCGTAGATACTCAAGCGGGATGCGCGTTTCCTTCGCAATCTTCAATACGGTGCTGAACTTGGCGCTCCCGAGCCCTTCCTCAAGGTACGTGTAGAGCGTCTGTCGGGATACGCCGAGCCTCTGTGCGGCCTGTCCGGGGCCGCCCATCTGGTGAATGGCGAAGCCCAGCCAGTCCCACGGCGCATCGGGCGGATGATTCGGCGGTGTGCTGCCTTTTGCTTTCATATCCTCGAGATACCTTTGTTGGCGTTCCCACTGCCTGAACGCAAACTTTACCCACTTATTTTCGCCACTAGCTCTTTTTGAACGACGCTTCCGCTTTTTCATAGGACGGAAGCATATTCGCAACGATACTGGCACTCAAACCCAATGTCAATAGATTTTTGGACAAAATGTTCATCTGAGTTGACAAAATGTCCAGCGTGCGACTATTCTTCAACCATCAGGCATAAATCCTCCGAGCTATGTTTCGGATTGAACTACGAGCCAAGCCGTAGTGACCGCAAGTGGGCAAAGTGTGAACAGAGCCAGCGCTGACGATAATCGCATCTACCGCGAGGCGTCAAATGGAAGCGCGATGCGACCGTACTTATTTGCGCTTTGCGGGACTTTTGCGCGGTCTGGGCTTCGCGACGGGAGCCTCGCCATCGCGACGAGGCCGATCCCAGTAGGGCGAATTGCACGCGGGGCAGTTGCGCGGCGGGCGGTCGGCGAAGGACTTCCACTCATAGGTGCAGCGCTCGCAACGGTACTCCCACGCGACGATTTTCTTTTTTCCCACGCTCATCATTTACCAGAATTTCTATCATACGAAATATATCGGCGCAACCCTATTGACAGAACTATATAGCCTGCGCTACATACTAAGCATGAACGCACAAAGGGAGGAACGGTCAATGGGGTTATCGAGAGAGAAGTACCGCGCCGTGCGCCACGGCATGATTCTGGTCGCCGAACTCGCCCGCAACGGCAATGACTCGCAGGAGTTCTTCGACGCCATCCCGCTCTATGAGCGCCCGCAGACTTCGCGCGAGGTCCATGCGCTGGCCGTCGCGCATCGGAGCTTCCGTGAGGCCTCAGCCGCGCCGCTGGAGGCGCTGATCGCAGACCGGCACGCCAAGGTGCGGCGAATTAAAGGAGAGGGCCTGTGACCGGGTCTCTGCGAGCAATCGAACTGAGCAGCGCTGAACGGGCGCTGATCATCAAAGGATTGGCAATGGTGGTCGCACATTCCGCCGATCCCGATGAAGTGCGTCTCGCCTGCGAAACTAGCTACATCGTCGAGGGCTTTGCGCGTAAGGATGGGCCGCGATGAGCCGCCCGCGCGAGAGCCTCGATTACGACACGTGGCTACAGCAAGGCCCTGGCGGTCCGGACGATAGCGACGTTCGTGTATGCGACTGCGGCCACTCAATCGAGGATCACGAGGATGGGGCGCTCTGCCACCTGTGCGGCTGTACCGTTCCGCTGTTTTTTAAGTGGATGGCCCACGGCGATGACCGCGATGAACCTGACGATTTCGACTAGGGAGGACCGCCAATGAACTCGGAAGCAACCAAGCACGGCCCGTTCGAGCAGAGCAGCCCGACGCGCGATTGGCTCCGCGAGTCGAAGCGCGAATATGACCTGACCGCCGTGACCGCCGTGGCCTACGGCCTGTTCATACTGGCGGCGGTCGCCTTCGGCCTCTATGTCACGTTTCAGCCGATGCTGGGCCATCTCGCCAGCTATCTGGGAGTGAAGTGATGAGCGCTGCACCAGTCCTAGACGCCCTCGATCTCCTATTCGGCAAGCAGCTTAACCCGCACTACGTCAGGTGGCGCGAGGGCGTGGCACGCGTGTCGGGCAGCATGAGCCGCTCTGTGCCGTGCTCTACCTGCGGCGAGCGCCTGTTCTCCTACTACACCTGCGGCTTTAGCTGCTCCGCGCATCACAAGGCGTTCTGCCAGACCCATTACGATCAGCATTACGCGCTAAACCACAACCCCGAAACTCACTGGATGGAGCCTTAGCAATGACCACCGAGACAACCGCAGTAGCAGTCCGCGACGAGCAAGCCGTGGCGATGGCTCAGGAGATGAGCGTCGAAATGGTGCTCGCCCAGACCAAGAAGATTCAGGAGTTGATGAAGGTCGCCCTGATCGACGGCGAGCACTACGGCGTCATCCCCGGCACCGGCCAGAAGAAAACCCTGCTCAAGCCGGGCGCGGAAAAGCTCTGCCTGATGTTCCGCTTCTCGCCCGAATACTCTCATCAGACCGATCGCGAGCCTGGTGGGCATCTCACGGTGACTTCCACCTGTCGGCTGATCCACTCACCCAGCGGAACGTTGGTTGCCACTGGCTCCGGCATGGGCTCGACGCACGAGAGCAAGTACGCCTATCGCCGCGCGGAGCGCGCCTGCCCGAAGTGTGGAGTCGCCGCCGTGTTCAAGAGCAAAAAGGACGCGGGCTATTACTGTTGGGCAAAAAAAGACGGGTGCGGCGCGCAATTCCAGACGCCCGAGGAGATCGCCTCGATCGAGAGTCAGGAAGTAGGCCGTAAGGCTAACGATGATCTCGCTGACCAGTGGAACACCGTCCTCAAGATGGCCGATAAGCGCGCGCTGGTCGCCGCAGTGCTCAACGGAACCGCCGCGTCGGACATCTTCACACAGGACCTCGAAGATTTGGAAGAGAACCTTCGCGCGCGGAAGCCACCCGCTAACGGCGTCGATCCGAACAGCCTCGATGTTATCGACATGGGCTCGCGCCAGAAGCCCACCGACCCGGCTACTTCGCAGCAGCGCAAGGCCCTCGTGGACGCCGCGCACAAGGCGGCCGGCAGCGCCGAGGCTGGCGATAAGTGGCTGGGCGAGCAGCTCCACGCACTCAATCGTAAGAAATGGGGTGAAGTCACCGTCGCCGATTTCCAGCTAATGATGACGCGGCTCGCGGAGTATGTCCGCACCGAAGGCCCGCAGGATCAACCGGCGCCCGAAGCCGACCTTCACGCCGGCGATATCGACTTCCCGGAGAATGCCGATCCCGCGCCAGCTTCGGACGAATCGATCAAGCGCGCCGAGACCATCATCAACGGAACCGAGCAGCGCATCCGCGAGCAGAATGCCAACGCGGCCCTCATCAGCGATGCGCAAGGCAAGCGGCTCTATGCGATCGCGAAGGGCGACGGTCCCTTGCTCAAGGAAATACTCGGGCAATTCGGCTTCGAACACAGCCGCGATATTCCGAAGGCGCGCTACGATCAGATCGTCGCCGAAGTGCAGAAGGCGGTGGGGCAATGAACCTACCCGCCGGAGTCACCGAGGCCCAGTGGCAGCAAGCGCTGGTTAACGCAGGTCTGTGGAAGCCGGGGCAGCGATGCGAACGGTCTAGTAACCCCCTCACCTATAATGTTGAGCGGCATACGTTATGCAAAATCTGCGGATTTGACTTTACGGAAAATCGAAGCACAACCGTATACAAACCGCACGACATCCCCATGCCCGTCGTCACCGACGAACTACTCTGGCAGATGCTCGTCAACCTGGTGGAACAATGCGACATGAGCGTCGAGTTGTTCTCGGATGGATGCATTGAATTAGATGGTGTTGGTGGTTTTCGGGGGCTGCTCGCCGCCGCCGTCATCCGCGCGACGGCCAGCCTGGAGGTGAAGTGATGGCGTTCGTGGAAGCGTCGGACCGCGCGTTGCTAGATAAGGCCCATCCTTGTCATGGTAATAGTCTATGGCGTCCCGGACCCGAAGGTGGAGCGTCACAAATGTTCTTATGCGACGAATGCGGCGCTGAGTTTGTCGTGCATCCGGGGAGGGTAGTGTACATCGGCAAATGGGTCGGCTGGAAACCATACCGTGACCGGAAGGTGAAGTGATGTTGACGAAGGAAGAAATCGAAGAATACCGCGAACTTGCTGAGTTTGTCGCGGACGATCGCACCGCAACCATCGGAGCGGGTGTGGTACGTCAACTCATCGCCCACATTCGTGGACAGGACGCCGAGCTAACCAGCCTCCGCGAGCAAGCCGCTGAACATTTCGATCACTGCATCGAACGCGGGGCCGAGCTAACCAGTCTCCGCGAGACGGTGCGCTTCCTCAACGACCGCGTGCGCGAGCAGGAGGCAACGCTGGCCAAGGCGCGGGAGTTCGTCGAGCTAACGGCTACGCTGACCCCATGCACGCCGAATCAGTACATGCGGGCGCAAACGTGGGTGAAAGTTTACGACGCCGCCCACCCCGCGCCGAAGGAGACGCCGTGAATCCCGCGCCAGCGTTCGCCCAAGGCTCGCCGGAATGGTTGGAGTGGCGCCGCGGCGGCATCGGTGGCAGCGACGCGCCGGTCGTCATGGGCGCGTCCCCGTACACGACGCTCACCGAGCTATGGCAGATCAAGACCGGCCTCGTCGCCGAGGATCCGTCCAACTGGGCGCAGCAGCGCGGCAAGGACCTCGAGGCCGTCGCGCGCATCGCCTACACGATGGAAACCGGCCTTGCGCCGGTCCCGACGCTGGCCGTCCATCACGAGCACGAATGGCTCCGCGCGTCCCTCGATGGCTACGACCTCGACACCGAGACGCCCGTCGAAATCAAATGGGTTGGTCGCGCGATGCACAACGAGGCCAAGGAAGGGACCGTTCCATTCGAATATTGGGCTCAAGCGCAGCATATCCTGATGGTGCTCGGGGCCAAGGTGCTCCACTACTGGAGCTTCGACGGCGAAGATGGAGTGCTGGTGCCGGTCGAGCCCGACGCGGCGTACCAGGCTGAGCTATTCGAGAAGGAGCGCGCGTTCTGGTGGAATGTCGTCAACCGCACGCCACCCGAAATTCCTACCTATCAGGGTAGCGTCGAGATCGTTGAGCCCGCGCTGCTGGCGATCGCGGCCGAGTATGCCGCGCTGACGCTGGAGGCCGGCCGCATCGAGCGCGAGACAAAGAAGCTCAAGGCGAAGCTGCTGGCGGTCTGCACCGGCGCGACAAACCAGATCGGGCCGCTGACTATCACGCGCACGCGCGGCCGCATGACGCTGGATCAGAAGGCGCTGGAGGCCGCTGGCGTGAACCTTGCGCCATACCGGAAGCGCGGCGAAGATTACTGGACGATCAAGGAAGCGAAGGATTAGCTCGCCGCCGCAACCTTTGTCGGCGACCTCTTTTCATCAGAACTCCACGATTAGCGGGTGATCTACCAGCGTCACTGGCACCGAGCTCACGTTCGCCAGCGTCGTTATCGGGGCCGCCCCAATCGTCGGATCGTAGATGCGCACGTTCGGGCGTACCGAACCCAGATTCACCGTAACTGGCGTCGAGGTCTGACTGGCGAATGCTTCGCCCCAAACCGCCAACTCGTAAGTGCCATTGCTCTTTTGCAAGAGCAGGCTGTAGCCGGTCGCCGGCAAGCCGGTGATGGAGTAAGACACCGGCACTAGCGTAAAAGCCGACGATGTATCGGCGAGAATCGTCGTCATATTATGGGTGTAGATGCCTAGCGCGGTCGCATTGCCCGCGTCGCCCTCGTCGCCATTGGTGTTGAAGAATGCGCCACCCTGCGACCCCTCGTTGAAGAGCAAATAGACGAACGTGTTGGCGAATCCCATCCGCGCCGCCTGCAGGTACAGATCGACGATCATCTTCCCTTGCAGCGTAGTCTGTGTGGGGCTCGGGAAGAAGTTAGTCTCGGTGGTGACCTTCGGCATGAAGTTCTGCGAATTGGCCGCCTCGCATGGAACCGCGGCGGGAAACCCGTGCGCCCAGGTCGCGCCAGTGTATTCGTTGCACAAGTCCCACAGCCCCGCGTAGGGGCCGCTGCGCGCGACGGACTCTGCATACCACACATGATTATCGATTGGCGTGTTGCTGGACGCGCCATTGCCGCTTAGATAATTGTGCGTGTTGGCGACGTCGGCGAACTGCGTTCCGACAGGGAGCGGGACGTTCGCACCGGGCGGTATCGTCAGCCATTGCAGGTCCTCGTTCTCGGTCTGCGCGCCCACGTTGGTCTGACCCCAAACCTGCTTACCCGCCAGCAACGGGTCGGTATGCACCAGTTGGTAGAGATCGCGCTGATACTGAGCGCAGGCGAACCACGAACCGCCAAAGGGTCCGCATTGGTTGCCGAGGTAGTGAAAGCTGAAATTGTTGGGCTCGTTCGGACCCTCGGCCGCGAGCATCGCGCCACAGATCGCGAGCTGCTCGTACATCGCCTTGGTATCCGCGATATTGTTCGGGTCGGCGTCAACGATCGGCAACTCATCCACCATCGCGCCCGTGGCAGCGTGGACCGCGCACAGACTGGCTACAGAGCCAGCGCCCGAGGTGTTATGCGTGGCGTCATCGCGGATATTGCGCAGTCCCGTGTAGGCCAATCCGTTGATGACCGCGTTCGTGGTCTCATGCCCCTGGATGATGTGGGTGTCGGCGCCCATCGTGTTCAAGAAATCGTTGGCCTTCATCGGCGCACCCAAGGGTACTGGCGTCGGCGTGGCGACAGGGGTCGGGGTGGGGCTGGGAATGGGCGAAGGCGTAACAGTCGGCGTCGGCGTGGCGATCGGGGTGGGCGTAGCGGGGCCGGATTTGCAACTAACCGTGACCGATTGCCCAGCGCGGAGGTTCACGCCAGGAACCGGAGCGGCGTGCGCCCTAGACGCCGCCGCGATTACCGCTGGTACGAAAAATAACCAAAAAAATGTACGTTTCATAATTGAGTGGAATGGCGCGTCGGCTAGCTCGCCGCCGCGAC